TTACCTCCTTGTTAACTCGTTGTCGTAAGGACGACAAACGCGCTCAGGGTTTCCGATCCTCGATATGGAGTGATCGGAGACGGCAACAAAGGCTGCCCGTCAACCCTAAGCACAACTTTCCAGAATGTCTCGTCCGTCACCCAACCCACGCTTGAGTCTTCGACATGACGAGACGCCGAGATTCTCATTTCCCTGTCGGCGACGACATAATGCCCATGACCAAAGTCACACAAAGCGATGTCGCCCTGCGTTCCCATAGCCTGGCACTTTTCCGTCACGATGAACGGAATTCCCCACAACGTCCGGGCCGACAAGTCAAGCACCGTTGCCTGATTCGCCGCCGGGGCCGTCGCTTCGAATAGCTCATCGATCACGTGAGGATTGATAAGCCACACCGCGCTTTCCCAACTACGAGGCAAAAGCCTCCGGGCCATGTGCGCGATGTCCGTCCAGTTCATGAATCCAATGGCGTTCCGGGTCACTGCGATCAGCGATCCGTTGGCCGCATTCAAGGCTCCGAGGGGAACCCCTGCGCCGCCGCCCCAAAGGAAATAATCATCCTCGATAAACCGCAGAGCCTGGCCGAAAGTCGTTGTCATGAACGCCCCGAACTTTCCGTAATCGTCTTCCAGTTCGTTTGACGCCCATAGGCTTCCGATCAGTTTATGCGGCGTAAGCTCCAACTCGCCCAAGATTGGATTTGACTTGGCAGCGGTTTTATCGCCGCGCTCTTTTGTCCATTCGAACGTCACCCCGCCGAAGATGCTGGACGACCTGTCGGTTTCGACAAGCCGCCGCACCTTCAACGAATCGGATGACGCGGGAATCACCGTTGCCCGACTGCGAACAATGGAGTTTTCAAGGGCGGCATGATAGATGCCGTCGGCCCATTGTTCCGGGACAAGGACGCCTCCCTGCGAGTCGTCTGCCTCCGTCATATGCCCCGCCGTCTTTTCGAGGATCAGCCTTCCGTCCCGATGTGTCCCATCGTACCACTTGCGGACGGCGACAAAGAACTCACCTGCACTCGGAAACCCGCCCGTCTTGTCTTTGTATTTCATTTTCTACTCTTAGCTCGTGGTTGCGGCGAGGACGACGAAAGGCGAAATCGTGGTCACGGGATGGGCCGCGTATCTCGGCGTGATGGTGCTTTGCGGCCAGCATTGCCCGTCCACCCGAAGAACGAACCGCCAGCAGGTTTCGTCCGTGGTGAAGGCGACGTGCGTTGAGGCGTCGATCGTGAGCGGCTGACGGTCGAAGATCAAGTAATACCTCATGTCGAAATAACCGATGTCGCCCTGGGTGCCGAGAGCGGGCATTTTCTCCGAGATGAAGAACGGGCGCCCGAAGATGGTTCCGGGGATGGGGCTCGTCGCGCCCATGTTTCGATTGAGCCAGATCGGGTTGCTTGCGGCCGCCGGTGCGCCGTCGCCCGACGTCATGCCGATCAGATCGGGCAGGACGGACGGGTTAAGAACCCATACGGCGTAAGGATGGGACGACGGAAGCATGCAGGCATACATTTCCCGCAAGTCCTCGAAGAACACCCGGTTGATCGTGTTTCGGAAACAGGTCTTGAGTGCCCCGCAATTCTGGATACCCATCGGCATCCCGGCTCCCGTGCCATTCAGGAAGGCGTCGTCTTCGAAGTAGCCCCAGGCGGTGCCGAACATTCTCTTGATGAGCGGTTCGAGCGCAACGGCCGAATCCATCAAAAGCTCATTCGACGTATAGGTCAGCCCGGCCAGTTTCTTCGGCACAAGTTCGATCTGTCCGAATGCGGGCTTCGTCGCCTGTTTCGTTCCTCGCTCGGCCGTCCAATAGGCCACGACTCCACCGAAGACGGACGACGCGTGCGAAGTGTCCACAATGGTCGGGATCTTCAGCGAGTCGGAAGCGATGGGCGGGAAGGTCGTTGCCCCGTTCGGGCGGACGACGGAATTTTCCAGGGCAATCATTTTCAGTTCCGGCCGATAGACCTCCGGCACGAGGAACCCGCCCTGGCTGTCGTCGCCGATCTCCATGTGACCGGCCGTCTTCTGAAGCCGTCCATCATTCCCGATAAACGTCAACCGGTCATCCAGCTTTCGGTTCATGCGGAAGTTACGGACGGACAGCAGGAAATCGCCCATCGATTTGAACCCCTTGGCTGCTTCCTCGGCTGCCTTGAGTTCGGGGTCTTCGACCTTCTGGGCCTTGAGAATATCCTGCATCTGCTCTTTAAACTGATCCTGAACATAGGTGTTTCCCTGTTCCTTGATCAGCGTATCGAGCTTCTGTTCGAGATTCTGCTCTTTCATGAGGGCGGCCAGTTTCTTCTCGGCCATCTGTTCGACGAGGGCTTCGATCTGGCTTTCTTTCATGGTGACTTTTTCTGTCTCACTCAATTTTACTTCTCCTTTCTCCGTCGGCCTTCAACAGTCCGGGCCCGGAGATAGCGCGTCATCCCTAATGCCTCCGCATGGCCGACGCTGCCGGCTGGACAATCACCGCTGCCCTCTGCCGGCCGCCGTGCCCCGCTGGCACTCCCAGGCATTGACGGCTTGCCGTGCCCCGCTGTTTTCCGACGGTAATTAAGACTCATATTTCATCCAATCAACGAAACGGATACGATTAAATTTCCGTCTCGCCTTGATGCTTTTCTTTGCGGCCTTTGATACGCGATAAGGGATTCGAAAATCCAACATCGCCATTTTTTCACGCCGCAACTGTTCTTCCTCATTTTTGTTCATCACTCGACCCGGCCGAGCCGCCTTTTCAGATTGACGTCGATAGCCTCTTTAATCACGCCTTCGACAAGCGGCCCGATTTTATCGCCTTTGAAAAGACGCTCGACGGCATCCGCTACCTGCTTTATCATATCGTCGCCCGCGCCTTTCTTCTCAAGAACAAACTCCCGTTCCCGCTCCGTCGGCTTGTCATCTTCCCGGCCTGACGGTTCGGTTGCGCTATAAAGCTCTTCCAGCCGTTCCCGGAGGACGGCCAGAGATTCGATAATCTCTTTCACGAGCGTTCTGTTTTTCGTCGATAAGACGCGCCCCTCTTTCAACTCGGCAAGCTGGGCCTGGATGGCCTCGTGATATTCGCGGAACTCCGGAAGGTCCGTAATGCGGACCTCGGCAAAGAAGGGCTCTTTTGCCGGAGAGGTTGTTTCGTCATCGCCTACATTTTCGCCGTCATCTTCTTTTTCCTCAGGCGGCTCAATGTCCTTGTGGCTCTCGTCCGTTTCCGGCTTCGTGACGGTTTCCTCTTTCACGATTTCAATCAACCGGTCAAGCTCTTCCTCGTTCAATTTCGATCCGTCGCTTTTATGCGGGAAGGCGGGAAGCATGTTGACGACATTGATGTTTCTAGCCTCATCGCCGGTCACAACTTCAATATCAATTTCCTTGTCTTCTTTCTCCGCGTCCATCTCAACATCAATCTCCAATTCCTTCCTCAGCTTTTCGGAATGGATGACAAGCTCCCCTTTCGCAACGGCCAGGTTCAAGGACTGTGCGTTTGACGGAACCGGAACGTCACTGTGTTCAAGCAGAATCCACTTGGTATAGATATTCCGGGCCTTCTCCGATTCCTTGCGTTTTATGCCGTATTCCTTTTCCAGCATGTCAAGGGCCGCATCATACTTCTTAGCGTCGCCGCCGTCTTTCGAAACAGCCTCAACCGGGATGAAGCCGACGGAGTTTGAGTTAAGATGCCCGTCCTTTACGCATTGAAAAACGTCTTCGGCAAACTGATGTTTTGCGTAGATCGTCTTTGCCAGGATGCCTTCCTTGACGTGCTTGATCCATTGGTCGGAACCGATGGGGAGCGACCGATAGTCATGGCCGAACAGCACGGACGGCGATTGACGGAAGTCGTCGAGAACGGCCCCGGATGGAATGAGAATTTCCTCATCCCTGTCCAGGTGAGGCGTCGTGATGAGCCGGATGGCCGCACGCTCGCCCTCTTTGATTTCGATATTGTCCGGGTTGATAGGAATGCCCTTCCGGACGAATTCGATTTCCCCGGCCTTGGTCTTTAGCTGTTTTGCGTAGGCTTTCGCCTTTTCGGGGAACACGTCTTTAAGTTTCAAACGATCCGTTCGAATGTCCATGCTTACCTCCTAATCCTCAATCCACGGGCCAACGGCGCACCTGCAAAGTGAATGAAGTCCAGGATGGCCCACATCGGTATAATCGATATTCATCGATAGCTTTTTCCCGTCCCTCTCAACCTCATAGACATCGCCCAAGTCAAAAAAGTTTTCCTCGATGCCTATGATTGTCCCGTCTAGGTCTTCGCAGAATTCACAACACCGGTCATCAAGATTCGCCATCCATATCAGCTTCTTCACGACGCCCGACTGACGGTAAGTCTCCCGCGCCGCCGCGTTGCTGGCCCGGATAGCCTCGCTTCGTGCGATATTGATTGACCGGTATTTATTCCAGTTTCGATAAGTCTCGTTCACGCGCTTCATCAGTTCCGGGATGCCCTCTCCGGCCCTCATGCCTTCGATCAGTTCAGCCCGTAGCTTTTCAACGTTGACCCGCTCAAGCTCTTTAGAAAACATCGGCGTATAGGATTTCAAGAACCGTTCTATCTCCGGGCTATGAACATCGAAGACCATATCGAAGTCATAAATCTCAGCCGTCCGCTTTCCTTCTGTCGTCATGATGTCAATATAAGCCTGGGTTGCCCCGCTTGCAATCTTTTTAACAAACATGCTGACGGGATAGAGAATCGAATCGACCACGTCTTTTCGCAACCATGCCTTTTTTAGCTTGCGAATGTTGGCGATGATTATGGCTTCTTCTTCTTTCCAAATGGCCGTTATCATCTTTTTAAATTTCCGCTCATGCTTGACAAGGTTAAGATACGTATTCCGCAAAACATCCTGCCGGGCCGGAGTGCGCTTCTCGGATAGGTCGGCAATCACGGCCTCCGTAACCGCCCGTTGCAGGGAATGAGCGGCACAGGTGCAGACAAAGCCCCGGATATACTCAACGGCCATCCGTTCGGCCAGAGCGTTATCCGTTGGGCCTTGATGGACGTGGGTCATTCCAGAATCCTCCGCATGTTTTCGACGACGAGCCGGGTAAACCGCGCCGCCCGTTCCTCTTCCGTCTCCCTGGGCTGTCCGGCTTCCGTTATCGGGACAAGCAGGCTACTCACGAGAAGATCGTCGGCCAGGCCGCCCCGCTCATCCTTGCCGATTTCCTGCCGAGCCTCGTCACGGGATAGAATGCCATCTCGGACGTTCTCCCGGCGCTCCTGTGCTATGAATGCCTTGTCCTCCGGCACGGGGTTATCGAACGCGCAGAATAGCCGTTCATCGTATCTCGGCGTTAACCGCTCATTTATCTTTTCCTCGATCCGGCAACAACGGGGCAGGACGCCGTTTTTTGCATGGCGATAATCGGCCGTCTCTGCATTCGCCCTATTTACGTCTTTCGACATTAACGCGCCCGGCGGGATGTCAAGGGCCAGACAGGTCATTTCCATTGTCCATCGCCGCCCCTCGACGAATGAAATCTCCTCCGGCGTCATTGTGTCTTTCTGATAGTCCAGCCCTTTCGGAAGCCACATGATTTTCCCGGCCTGTTTTGATCCGGCGTGCTTCTGTGAAAACTGTTCTTGCATACGCTTTCTGTCGGCCTCGTTTACGAATTCATGTTGAGTGATAACGCCGCCAACCCGCGCCCGGTTCTCGAATAACGCGGCCTCGAAAGCGTCCATTTGATTCTGAATATAGATCGTCTCGGCAATTCCCCTAATCGTCGAAAAGCCGGTGAAGCTGTTATTCGGATTCGGGTATGTAAAATAGATAATGGCCTCAGGCTTGATCAGCGCCCGCGTCGATCCCGACTCATATTCGTAAGCCTCGATAGCCGAGTCAAGCGTTTTGCCGAAAACCGGATTCATGTATTGAGACGGAATGACATAGATATCTTTCGGGACGCCCAGGTTATCCGGCAAAAGGAACCAATACGCCTCACCCGTCAGATCCAGGTTCATCGTCGTCATTTCCATAAGATCGCGCCTGTTCTGATATGGGTTAACCTGCTCCATGAGGTCAAGAAAGGCGTGGTCGGTCACTTCCTCGACTTCCTCGCTTTTCATGAAGTAGCGGCCAAGCCCGGTCTGGCTTTGAAGGAATCGCAGCCGCGCCTTTTCAACCGGCCGCGTTTGGATCGTCTTGAACTTTTTCCCTTTTTGCTGTTTTGCCACATAGAGCCGGAGGGGAACGGACGCCACGCTCTGGGCGTTCAGCTTGGTTGCGATGTAAACCCATCCTTGAAACTGACGGACAAAATCGGCCTTTGTTCTCGGCCGGCCACTCGTGAGGCCCGCGCCCCACATCTTCGAGTCCATCCATGCCGTCGGGTCGCTCAGGTCGGGCCGTGCGCCGGACGTGCCGAATACATCCTCCCATCCCTTGCGTAAAAGCCCCCGTGATCGCCCGATGATATATGCCGCCGATTCAAGTATGTTCATAGCCAAATTATTTCCCCTCCTCCCACCGCGCCGTATGGGTTATACAGGCAAAGCAGAAAAGCATCGGCATCGTCCGGGGATCGGAACCCCCGGCCCTTGTAGTCCTTCTTGGCCTCCACGATGCGCCGCCCTTTTTTGTCGATTCCATATTTCCGGTTGACCAACTCCGACTTCAACCGTTCGTTAGGCTCGCAGGATACGGCTTCAATTCCCCGCGTCGCCTCAAACCACATCTCCGAAATCAAGTTAGGATACTTGTCCGGGAAGTTCGAAACGCTCTGGAAGTTTATCGGCATGACGTTGTATTCCCGTGCCTGCATGATGTCAGTAACGCCGCCGCCCAGGCCGGTGTCGTCAATCTTAACGAGAGCCGTCTTGTCGGCCCCCAGGAAGTCTTCCAACTCATTCGCCACATAGACAAGCCGCGCCTCCGGCGGAAGTTCCTTCGATGGGATGGTCCGGCTCTTTACAACCTTCAGCCCCTTGCGGAGATAGAAAACCGTATCGTCATCGCCGCCCCGCGCAACGTCAACGCCCGCCTCAACCTGGCCCTCGTCGTTAAACTCCGGGTTGTCGTGATTCGCAAACATCTTTTCAATCTGACTTAGCTTGACAATCGTATCGGCTCCCTGGTCTGCAATCTCTCCCAACGCCTTGGTCAGAAACAGCACGGACTCCCGGCCCCATTCTTTTTCGCATGAGTCGATATACTTTTGATTTGCAATCTGAATTTTCAGGCCAGCCGGGTCAACCTCTTTTCGCCTGAACCTGTCCGGCCGCGACAAATCAGGAATGTCGGTATATTTAAACCGCTCTCCCGTGACGAATGGCGAATCATACGCCGATATGTGAATCCGGTTCCAATCGCTTTTCTTGTCTTCGAATATGCGGTAGAAGTTCTCCCCCACCTGAA